TTCTAGACTTTTATTATTACCATTCTTAAATTGAACTTCAGGTATTGATTCTGTTTTAAAATAATTAACTGCTGTTGTATAAATTTCATTTGCATCATTAGATTCAATCTCAATTGGTGAGAATTGTAATTTAACAATGTTTGAAATAACTTTATTAGTAAGAGTAGCATCTGTACAATAAGATGTAATATCAATTGGGATATTTTCACCTAAAGCCACTCCTGAAAGTAGAAATTCTAAAATAATTGGAGTATTTACATTTCTACTCTTAATAACAGAGTCATATCTCTGTAATGTCAAAGCATCTTGTTGACCGGTGACTTCAACACCTGCTTTTTCATCATCAGAATATTTGAACACTCTATATGACATATCTAATTCATGAGTGTACATTTGAATTTGTGGTCCTCCTGCATTATTGACTTCACTAGCAGTGAACCATGCAAGAACACCAGCAAAGCAAACGAAAAGGTTGAAAATACACATCACTGTGGATAGAAATATCTTCAAACCTTTTCTTTTCATACTTTACTCCTAACTTTAATTAGGCTTGGTGATTAGCATTTCTTAAACTGAAAGATAATGCTAATGTATCTAATGTATTTTGAATGTTTGCAGATTTATGATTTGCATCTTCACCTTCAAAATAAACAAAGACACTGAATTTAATGGCAGAAGCACCATTTGTTGTGTATGCTGGAATATTAATGTTATCACAAACTTTATTGCTATCATTTGCACCTGAAACATCAATGGCACTAACTGAAGTACCACCTGTACCACCAACTGTGTAAGAAGTTGTTGCACCACTTAATGGAGCATAAATGTCTTTGAAAGAATCATCAACCATTAAACCAACTCTAATTGATTTATCTAATTCAGCACTGTTAGTGTTACCTGTAATTGCAATCTTTTCAATGAAGATATCTTGACCAGAGATGGCTGTTTTAGCAGATGCTTGAACATAGAATTCATTGACTAAATAAACATTTTTAGCACTTGTTGAGAAATGTTTTGTAGATGTAGCAGAACCAATACCATCTGTGATTGTGAAAGTACCAAATGTATCATAATCAACATTGTGTTGACCATTGTCTGCTTGGTCAGATAAACCATGATACCAAGTACTTAAATTAGCAGTACTTGTTGGAATGAATGTGTTTGTACCACCATTGTGAGAAGCAACAACATCAACTGCCCAATGACTATCAGCAGTGTGTGTTTCATTAGCAATAACAATACCATTTTCTGCTTCTGCTTGAATTTGCATACCACTAGCATTAACAACATTGTTAGCAGTGAACCAAGCAACAGTACCTGTGACTGCACCAGCAGTACTTAATGTTAACATGGCAATTGCGGCTGCCATAACCCTTAATTTCTTTGAAAATTTCATCTTCTTTTCTCCTTTAATTAATTGTAGATAAGGTTGAGAATTTTAAATCTGTCTGGACTGTACCGCCCTTCATGGAGTTAACGGATTCCCAACCGTCTATCCACATAACCACTGTGTATTTGTCATAGTCACCGGAGACAATACTATATGGTTCTAAAATGATGTGTTTGTTATCTTTAAATGGAATTGTGTAACCTAGTATTTCATCAGGTTGTTCTCTATCACTTCCATTGAAGATTTCTTTTGCTGAACCATCTTCTTTTGCTTTTGCATAGATAGTTCTTTCACCATTTCTTATTATCATGATTCTGATTGCTTCTTCTAACTCATTACTTGACTCTTGCATTGTCATTGTTAATGAGTAGTTAGTTGAATCATTACTTCCTAAATAGAATGAGTATGAGAAGTAACTATCTGTATTCTTACTACCCAAACCATCTTCTACATTAGTTGGTAAATCACTATATTGCATATCAGTTGCTTTTAACAATGGAGGTGCTTCAAGTTTAGTAGTTACAACTTCTCTTGTTTCATCTATTGTTAAGAACAGACTTGCACTATCATTAATTGTGATTGTAAATCTATCAACATGAATAATGCAGAATGCAATGATAATAAACATTGTCAAAATAAGGGAACACACCAAGGACATTATGGCGGCTCTCTTTGTTCGTTTCTTTCTCTTAATATAATTTAAAGCAACATCTCTATCCATTAAAAAAGCCCCATGATTTGATTCATAGAGCAGCTGGCTATCCTATTGGACCCTATAGTTTTGCGACCCTACATTTCTGTAAGTGTGCCTTTTTTCTAACTCATTTAATTTAGCAAATAATTTTACAAATAGCAAGGCTCAGTTTTATTTTTGCTATTAGAATCTTTCAAAGAATGTGTTAAACAAATCTCCAAATGTAATAGTCTTTTGACCATTATTATTACAATAAGTCATATGATAACCATGATAGTCTTCAGCAAACTTATCTCTGAGGTCAACCCATTTCTTTTCTGCTTCTGCAATAAGTTTAAATGCTTCTTCTCTAACTTTAAGATAGTTAGCATAAGCATCTTCAACTTCCTTTGCTCTTGCTTTCTTTACTTCAACTGCTTGAAGTTTTTCTTCTTCGGCCTTTTTAAATTCTTCTTCGGCCTTTTCTAATTCTTTGACAGTTTTGTATGACTTGCCGGTCACTTCACTTGTGTACAACATTGATTCAAATTCTCCTTTTAATTTTTTAATACATCTATTTGTAATCCTTTTTACTTATAGATGCTTCATCAATGAATTTATATACCTGAGCCTTAACATATATCAGACTCATTGATTACATTATATTATACAATAAATTTAGCACACAAAAAAAGAGACTCAATTAAGAGTCTCTTTGTTAATGAACCAATACCTATAGTCTAAAGACTATTCAGCATCTTTTGTCCAAACGATTTGCTTGGAGGCATCATTGATAACTTCACCAGCGACTAACAAGGCTCTGTTTAAGAGTTTGAGGTCATATAAGGTGGAGAAACCTTGAGAATTGCCACCATCAGCAAATTGTAATAAGGCAGTTGGGACAATGGCCATATATGGAGCATAGACAGCTGCAGATGTGGCTAAATCATCACCGTTGAAACCTAAGACAAATTTACCAGGTTTGATGGCTGGGCTGACAAAGACTTTTAAGCCATTGAGTGTACCAGCGAAATATGGACCAGCAATTTTGCCTCTATTGGCTTCTTTCCAACCTCTCATTAATGGGAGCATGGTCTTGACATCAGAAGCACAAATCATGTAGTTGGCAGCATGTTTACCAGTGCGGTCATAAATGATTTGGGAACCTTGTTCAAGGATTTCAGAGAAACCTTCATAGTGTTCAGCTTTGCTAACACCAGTTGGGCAAGCCTTATTGAAGGATAATGTAGCATCTGTTGGAGCAGATTCGGCTAAGAGTTTGACAACTTCAGTGTCAATTTCATAGGATAATTCACCAACTGCTTGAGTTTGGAGTAATTTACCTAAGTCAATGTTATTTTCTTGTTGAGCTTGGAAGGCAGCCATTTGTGAGTAGTAAATAGCAATTCTTCTTGGTTTCGCTTCTAAGGCGATTCTTTCAACTTTAACATTGTAGATTGGAAGGTCATTTTGTGGAATGACAACTTGGTCATAGAGGTATTTGACTCTTAAGGCACCAGAAGCACCTGTAACAGCAACTTCACCAGTAGCGGCATCAACTAATTCAATGGAAGCACCAGAATCAGCACCGACTAAACCTAAGACGATTGGTTTACCATCTTCACCAAGAGCAATTGGAGTCCAGGCTAAGAAGGCTTTACCTTCAGCATCAGGTGTAATGACATCAACAACGGCTTGAGCAGTGTAGTTCATTCTTTCATCAGTCATTGGGGCTAATGCGAATGGGCTATTGAATTCATCACCTTGTTTGACACCACCTTTATTGGAACCAGCAACAAACTTGTAGTATTGGATGGAACCTGTGAAGGATGGCATTGGTTGAACGATAACTAAATCGTTAGCAATTAAATTTGGAAGGACAACAGTAGTGACATCAAGAGTGAACTTTTTGAAGTTACCCATGTCAGCTCTTTGTGTACCAACACTGTTAGAGAATGCTTCATTCATTCTGAATTTGATATATTCAGAAGTGTTATTTAAAACCTTAGCAATGGTTTCTTTTTGGGCTAAACTTAAGGAAGCATTTTCATGATTTTTTGAATAAACGCTTTCAGAGACAGCTAATCTTCTCTTATAAGCTTCAGTTAATGAAATGTTCATTTTTTTCTCCTTAATAATTAATGTAATTTGATTTTTTATTAGATGGAACCTGCGACACTCATTAATGTGTCATCAACATAGTCATCATTGACTTCACCATTTGGTTGTTGCTTAACAGTTTCATTCATCTTAATTCGGACTTTTCTGTCCACCTTGAATGGTAATTTACTTATATTGAGTTCATAACTTTGAATGCTTTCACAAACTCTATCAATATCTTCAAGTGAGTAAGAATCATTTAATTTATTCTTAATCTCATCAGCAGTAACACCAAGATTCTTGGCTTTTAAGTCAATGTCCTTTGACACTGCACTGTTGGCCAGCTTCTTGTAACCTTCTTGAAGTTTTGTAGATTTAGTTACTTTTTCTTTCAACTCTTCAATAAGTTTATTGGAATTGTTTAGTTTCTCATCATAAGATTCTTTAAGTGCTTTAACTTCTTCATCATGTTTATTCATGCTTTCAGTAAGTTGTGCTTTAGATTCTTCATCTTTAGCGACTTTCACTTTTTCATTTTCTTTTGTGAGACTGTCAATAGTTTGACTCTTTTCTTTGAGTTCTTCTTCTAAGGTTGAAACCTTCTTAGAAAGTTCTCTTGAATTCTTTGCAATAGTAGTAAGTCTAATAATAGTAGATTTACTCTTTTCTAAAGACTCTTCCAACTTGCTTACCTTAACATCATTAACTGCTACCTGTTCTGAAAGTTCTTTAACTTTGCTTTCCAATTCGGAATTTTTACTAAGTGCTTCTTTAAGTTGATTGATTAATTCTTCGGATCCATTATCAACGGCTTCTGTTGATTCTTCAGCAACTTGTGGGATAGTAGAATCACTCTCTAATTTATTCTCTTCCACTTCTGGATTTGAAACTTCTTTTGGTTCCTCAACATTGATATTGAGGTTGTGTAATGTTTCTGTCATTACTTTTCTGTCTTCATCACTTGCATTTTCAAGTGATTCACATAATGCTTGTTTCATAGTTTTCTTCACTTTGTTTAAACCTTCTGTGAATTGTAATCTTGCACTTTCAACTGCTGGAACTAAAACTATATCAAAGCATTCACAATCATATGTTTCTGGGTCAACTGCTTCTTCACCATCATCATCAGTGTAAACATCACCGGTACCTCTAGATGAAATACCTAAAGTTGAACCATAATCACATAATGTCTTTAAGATTCTTCCATTTGGAGTATCTAGAATATCTAAATAAGCAATCAAACGGCCATCTTTGTCTTTCTTTGGTGGTTCAGGCATACTAACAGCAATCTTCTCTGGGTCAATTTCTGTTCTATCTTCTGGATGACCTAATTCACCATACATGACTTTGTTATTGAATTTTTCTTTCATGATTGGATTATTGAAAACATTTTCCCATAACTCTTCACTGTATTTTCTACCGTTTCTAGTTGGGTTCACAACATCAGCAATAGGACCATAAAGTCTACCAAGAATGTGTCTTTTTTCCTTTTCTTCAGTTGTTAAGTCTTCAAACGCCAAAGTCTCTCTAATTTTATCACTCATTTAATGTATTGTCCTCCTATATGGAAGTTTTATAATAAATAGAAATGTATGAGAAAATACTCTCATCTAATTAATTTAGCAATTAATTATTTTATTTATTAAATCTTCTGTATTTTTTAACATCTTTTTATTATCTTGATTTGTGTACCATGTGGATAGTTTATCTGCTGTGGAAATACTAGACTCCTGTAGTCCATATTTGTCAAATATGAATCTTTTATTAGGAAATTTATGTCTAAGTATATTCACAAATACTCTATCTTCAAAACCTTCTTCTTTTTCTGGATTAACATCTATAAAGTCTTGTTGTTCAAATACTTCTCTAGATATTGCAAATAACTTTAATAGTGTATTTTGAAATTCATAGAACTTACCTGGATTACACTCTATCTGGTCTAGATAATTCTTTCCATCTGATGCACTACCAGAAATCTCACTATCATCATCAAGCATAATTAAATTATCATAATCACTTTCTAAGAATATTCTGCGAAGTTCCTTTCTAGCACCTAAGATGCCTAACTTCTCATCATATCTGTACACAGTTACCCAAGGAACTCTTACTAATTCAGAGTTCCAATTCTGAGCAACAATGATTACAGGCAAATTGAATATTCTGTGACAATCACTCAATAAAGAGAATAATAACTTTAATCTTGCACTTTTCTTCTCTTTATCATCTGGCAAATAACTTATTATGCCAATTACATTTTTCATTATCTTCTACCTGCAACTGTTTCAAAAGCAACGATATCTGCTTTAATTAATTTGATAAGTTTTAATGATGGTGTAATATCATAGTTACTATAATAAGTATTTAATACTCTAGTAACTTCTTCTGCTCTTGCATGTTTGAAGAAGAGTTGTTTATTTTCTAATTTCTTAGAGAATAGATTCACTTGAAGGGCATATGCATGAAGTGTTGTAAGAATATCTTCAATATCATCAACATCTTTTACAATGTTCTTATATAGTGGACTCTTCTTGCTATTATAGTTCTTTCTCATTTTTTCATAGAATTGAACTATCTCAAGAGGTCTATTATCATTAATGAATTTAATTGTTGCTAGTTCAATGTTTGGTGTTGTAAGTACACTCTTAATTTGTTGAGAAGCACCTTCAACACCATTCTTTTCTAGTTCAGTCAACAATAAAACTAAATCATTCTTTTGTATCATAATATAAATTCCTTTCAAATTAATTATTATTCATTACCTGTGAGGTCTAAGCCCATTTCATCTGGACTTGGTAAATAAGACTCTTCACCTTCAGTTGCCGGTTCTTCCGGAACTTCTTCAACAGGTTCTTCTTCAGTAGGTTCTTCTAATGATGTACCACCTAAACCTGGTCTACTTGGAGAAACAGGTGCTGTACCTGGTGCAGATATTTTACTCTCTTCAGGTGTCTCTGTTGGATTGTCTGTCTTCTTTGCTTTTTTTTCAAGTTCTTCAATTCTCTCTTGAATAATTGAAATAACTTCAGGGTCTGTAACTGTTTGAGCAAGTTGACATTTGAGAACTTTGAGAGCAAAGACATCATCTTTTGCACTAGAGATTTGACTCATGACATCTTGAATGACACCCATTCTATTTCTCATGTCTTCTCTTCTGTCTAGTTCTTCTGTAGTAACAGGAGCCTGCATTCTTAATTTAAACTTATTAATATAGGCCATGTAACCTCTATCAATTAAGAATAAGTTAATTAAGTCAGTTAACATTTGAACAAATATATTTTGAATGGCTTTAATTTCTTTACCATATCTACTAGAGATAATGGCTAATGATTTACCACCATCAAAGCCAGCACTATCACCTGTTAAGTTAAAGAATTGCTTTGGAACTCTCATACTTCCATAGAATTTATCTTGGAAGAATTCTAAGTCTGATAAACTCTTTGGGTCATAGTTTTCTGAGCCAAGTGTATTTGCTGTAATATTGCCTTGACCATTATGCACAGGAACATAGATTGTGTTTTCAACTGGTCCTGGATTGGTATATTCTTGAATAGATTTACCAACTTGCATAGCACTCTTTTGTTCAATCTTTTGTTTTAATCTTTCAATATAAAGAGTGGCTTGTTCTTTTGACATATCACCAATGTCAATATTTAAGATTCTCACAAGAGCAGATTTTGTTAATCTGTTTAGGAGAACACTATTTTCTAATAAAGATAATTCTCTCCAAGTTCTGAATTGGTTATAAAGTAATGATTGACCTTTTCTAACTTTGAAGGTATTTGTTGTTGTAGATTTCTCAGCATCATAGTCTTTATCATCAGTGAAGATTGTAACCTCTTCAGGTGTTCTACTTGTATTGTTATTTGATAAACAAGCATGAACAAAGTCAGTAGCATTATAAATTGTGACATCTTCTTGTTTCATCTTATAGAACATTGAGTTATATAATTCTTGATTCACAAATTGACTTTGAACATTTGTAGGTGCTTTAATGTATGTCATTGTCTTACCGTGTTTAGTAAGTTCAAACATTTCACCTGGATTGGCAACCATTTCAACATAGTTTCTATAGTGGTCAGATTCTTTATGAAGAGCAACATTAATATCTTCTTTCACAACCTCTTCATTCAATGTTTTAGATTGTTCTTTAAACATTACATCATCATCAGCATAATCACTATCTCTAAAGAGTTGTAAATATAAGTCACCATATTTAATTAAAGAATAAACCCACTCATAGGCATGTTTATCAATATTTAAAGTATCTAATAAGTAATTAACATATTTACCAACTTCATCTTCACTAGATTCACACCAAACAACTTGACCTGCTTCATTAGTCTCAATGACATCTTCTGTATATGTTTCAAGAATGGCAGATACTCTATCATCTTGAGACATTGTGTCAATAAGTGAAAAAATTGATTCTCTTGTTTGTGCAACATTACTAAAGTTTTCAATAGTAGCCAAGTCAATTGTACTATTGTCAACTGCATCTAATATGTCTGTTGTAAAGGTATTATCTACATCAATACCTATTTCTTGAGGCTCTTTTGGAACAGCCTTAACTTTCTTACCAACTAAGTTGGTATTGTCTTTGTTTTTGTTATTTGGCATATAATCTCCTTTATGAGTAATATATCAATAAATTTAGCATCATTTGACTACATTGGAAGCAGAATATCATTCTTAAATGCTTTTGCTTCTGTGATGTCAATATCTTCAAAACCCTCATCAATATTTTTAGGATTCAAGAATTCTCTCATTCTTAACATTTCCTGTTCAAGGTCAACAGTAACTTGTTTTTTAATATCAGAAGAACCTTCATTAACATTGAATGTAATATCAGCATCTTCACCAAAATCATGAGCATATTCTTCTGCATATTTACTAGCAGTGAATACAGCACCACAGAGGGCGTCAGCCTGGTCTTTACTACCTTTTTCAGGGTGGTCAATTTTACCATTATTATTATTTATTTCTAATTGTACTAATTCATTGTAGAGAAGTTCTGTATTATACATTAAGATTCTTCTCTCATAAATAGTATTTTTGAGATAGTGATATGGTTTACAAATACCAACTCTTTCACCATCTCCTTTATCAACTCTATCAACAGATAAGATTGAGCAAGTAAATCCTTCAGCACTTAATTGTTGTTGTAAGTCTGCTGATTGGAAAGTATCAGATGTAATTTCTTTGATTCTAAAACCTTTTTGTTTCAACCATCTAATAAATGCTCTATTCTTTTCAAAACTTACTTGTCTTCCTTTAGGTGCTTTAATAGATGTACTGAATGCTGGTCTAAACATTAAGTCTTTACCAGGATTACCGTCACTTGTAGGTTTCTTTCCTATAATCCACACGGCACAAATACCAGTTTTGTCACCACTCAAAGACATATCTAGATGTACAAACAGTGGCTTACCCATATATTCTTTTGGTACTTGATTCATATCAAACCAATCACTATATTGAGTTGTATCATCTGGACCATTACCACACTCAATAACATCAGGAAATGGATTCTTTAATTCTTTATTAACAACTTCAGCAACTCTTCCTGCTAACATAAATTTATTGCTAGAGAAACTAGAGATACCAGCATAGTCACAAAGAACTCTATTTAAATCACCTTTAGCATCTGCTTCAAAGTCAACAGGCACTTCTAATAGTTCATAACCTTTTTCTATATAATAACTTAAGTTGTTATAATCTTCTCTAGGAATTACAATATTATCTAAGAATCTATTGCCTAAACCAACTAAGAATTTATCACTACTGTAAGTACCTTGAGGTTTAACTTCCCATACAGGTTTATCAACAATCTTAACATTGTCACCATCATTAGCAGAAAGTTCTCTGATGTAAGATTCCATAAATGCTTGTTCACTCTTTTTAGAAGAAGCAACAACTAATAGTGTAGGATTTCTACCTTTATGAATAAATCTTGTTTTCATGCCGCCTTTAGCAGTATTAATCATATCTCTTGCCTTCTGTTTCTGCTTCTCAACATCTTGGTTCTTTAAGAATGAGATTTCATCAAAGAATGCAAAGTAGATAGGACGACCAATAACATCATCTGCTTGAGAACCAATAATGATTTCAATAGGTGCAGGTGGATTCCAATAAGGTTGATTATCTTTCTTTGTCATCCAGCCTTTAGACATAAACCAAGGACTCTTTTGAATTGTCTTCTGAAATTTATCCATAGCAATTGCTTCAGCCAAATCTAATTTAATATTCATGAAAGCAAATGCAATCTTTTCTGTATTTTTAATATGATAGTATTCAAGTGGATCCTTTAAACACATTATTCTGTACATTAAGTAAGCACCAATACAACCACAAGCAATTTCAGATTTACCAATACCTCTTGCTCCTGATTCTAGAAGTGTGTCATAATTAGTAGTTGTATTAGTTGGAAATATATCTTTTAATTCATCAAGCCAAAAAGGATACAGTTTTACATTACCTTCTGCATCTTTCCATGCTTGACCTAAATATCTATCATCAGTTAAGAATGTTTCAATATCAACAGGAATCTCTTTATAATCAGAGTATAGTAAATCAGTGTATGTCTTAGATACACCATCTTTAGCAAATTCTTTTAATATCTTAAGAACAGCCTGTTTTTCCTGTTCATTTAAATTCAAACTATTAAATAATTCTTTACCGTCCATGAAATCTTCACCAACTATACTACATTTAATTTAGCAAATAAAAAAAGAGCATCCTTACGGACCTCTTTCCAAACCTTATCGGTTTATGTTTATTTTGACATGTTTTTGAAATAGTTTTCTTTGTCTTCTTTAGGTAAGATTACAAAGGCACTGAAATCACCTTTAGAAACATTTCTCTTGCCTTTAGCAGTGCAAGCTGTTGCAAATGATTCATAATTATAATACTTACTTAAAAGACCTGCATCAGCAAATGCTTTTCTCATTGTAGAAGACCAACAATGAAACATCTTTTTCTTTGGTCCATGCTTCTTGTGTGGACCACCACTACTTACTTTCTTACCTTTACCTTTTGCCATATTACTTATTCATTCCATTGAACCACTTAATGCTATTATCAATGTAATCACTTAATTGATTGATAAATAAATCAACATCTAAATCAGCAGCTTTGCAAGATTCTTTGACAACATTCATAACCATTGTCTTTTTATCAACACCAGATTTACCAGATGCTTCTGCTTCTTTCATGGCCGCATCTGCTACTGATTTTAACATGGCAAGTTTTTCATTAAATGTTTTTTCTTTATTCTTTGCAATCCAGTTTTTAATGCTAAAGAATGTACCAACACCTGTGCCAATTAAACCAATAATAGCACCAATAAGTGTCACTAAACCATATGCTGTATTAATCCAATCCATAATCAGTTTCCTTTCTTATAATAAATCATTTAATTTAGCAATAAATTTAGCACAAAAAGAAAAGATTCATTTCAGAATCTCATCTTTCTTGATTATTTATTTTCAACTAAAACTTTTTTTCTTTTCTTTGCAGGTTTTGAATCAGGTAATGCAAGTAATTTTTCTCTCTTTGCATCCATGACACCATTCTTACCTAAACTGTGATATGCTTGATATGTTGCTTCAAATCTTTGCTTGTCTTCATTAGAGCAGAATCCATCTTTCTCTGCTTTTGCATACATATCTTCTAAATCATTACGACAAGTTGCTTGAACACCTTTTTTAACAAGATGCAAATCATCACTAATTGATTTAATGTTCAATCCTAAATCTTTAATACTATTTGAGATTGGTAAAAATGCTGTACTAAATTCTGCACCTATTAAACTCTTTAATTGTTCATTTCTTGCATTCTCTCTTAATTGAGATGTTTCATTTCTTTCAGCAACTTTTTTATCATGTCTATCTTTCCACAACATAGCAAACACCGTCCCAAAACCTAAAAATGAAAGAAGAGCGATAATGGCTGATATGATTGTGATTGTTAATTTGATTCCTTCAACATCCATTTAATTTCTCTACTCCTCTTATTTGTAAATAATACGAAAAACTTTCTCTTGTTTTTTCATTTAATTTAGCAAAAGAAAATTTAACTATTTTATATAATAAAAATTAAAATTTAGGA